CCGTAAGCCATGCGTGTTTCAAGATAATTTGCCAACAAAGGCATATCAGATAAAACCTGCTTAGATGTGCGAATCCAATGAGCAATTGTGCCTACATTTAAAGTTGTTACACCAAATGTAAAATTGGATTCTTTTTTGTCCGTATTTTCAGGCGCAATATCAGCCATAATTTCAAAAGTCGATTCACGCAAATAATATGAAATCGGATCAGTTGTTGAACCCCAATTGATTAAATCAATTACCGACAATGGCATAGCACGAACACTATTTTGAATGTCGTTTTGAGCAAATGTAGCATTTGCAGGCATGGTCGCAAGTGTGATGACATTCCGAGCGTTTAAGCCTTCAAATACAACTGCATCCTTTTTATTACCTGAACGTGCATGCATCATTTTTGCATATTCAACCGCATCTTTATTTCGGATCAATGCTGATACAAGTTGATCTGGATTGGCAACATTACGATTTTGAACATCATCAACCATTTTTTGTTGAATTTCTTCAATCTGAGTTGTTAAATCTTTAACTTCTTTTGCACGTGCTTCTAGCTGCTCACGAACATCAGAAGGAAGATTGTCTAAAGATTCCAGTTGTCCTTGATAACGTGTTAAAAGAGCATCCATCTGAGTAACACGTTCACGTAATTGAACTGCTACTTGATCAATATCACGGGTATATAGTCCTTTGAATGGACTCATTTCACGGATGTTTTGGGTTAATTTGTTTTGTTGATAAATAGTCATATTTTTTTCCAGGCATAAAAAAACCTGCTTAGTGCAGGTCATTGTTTGATTAAAAGGGTTTATCGTGCATCTAAAAATGCGAATGAATCTTTTTCAGGTGTCTGAACGTCTTTAGAATCTTGAATAGTTGCAAGTCTTGCTAAAAGCTTTTCACCATATCCACCAGGTAAAATAGAGCGTAGTAATGACTCAGCATCATCCACTGTTTCCAGAGAGTCAATTGTTTCATCATTTATAACACGTGCTGCATCATCAGCTGGCTCATCTACAACGCTGATTTCATAGATATCTGCTTTTGTAATTTCGACATATGCTCCCTTGTCAATAATATCGCTATCTTTAGGTGGGTAAAAAGCAATTGAGAAACCATCAACAGTACCATGCAACACCATTGCTGCTGTCCAGTCTGCCATTGGCAAACCTTTTGTGAATTCTAACTCAACTAATAGACCTGTATCGTCCTCTTCAATTCGTAGCCATTTCCCTACACGCATAGCCATGTGCGAATCAATAAACCACATTCGCCAACCATGATTGTAATATGCATGAGCTTTTTGTGTTCCTGCTTGAAAACGAGAACAAAATTCCGTAAAAGCGCCTTTTACAAATTTTTCTCCATAATAATTAATAGAATCCCATTTAACGGCATATCCACTAATCACCACGTTCCCAGATTCATTTTTTCCAACTGAACGCATATTATCAACTGTGATTGGCATACGCCGACATTGAACATTTGGAATGTTTCGTGCGAATTTATTACGCGATTTAAGCATTTGGTTCATCTATTTTCGCTCCGTAGTTTCCTTTTTTCATACGTTCAGCCGTTGTCATATTGACTGGAACAAGTAAAAAATCTCCATCTGGAACAGGTGGATCACCTTCTTCCAAACGAACTTCATTTAATGTATTTTGACCACTCAAAATTCGATCTTTATTTGAAGTAATACGTTGCAAATAACTCGCTTTGAGTAGGTCCTTAGTCTTAAATTCAAATTGATAGCTGTCCCATTCAGTACGATCGAGTAAATGAATGCGCATACTTTCTTCAATACGTTTCAAATAAGGACGTAAACCAAATTTTGAAAAGGCTTCAATAATTTCATAGATACCACTGCCCCAACCTGTAGAACTATCAGTTAAATAAACTAAAATCGGTGGAACACCAAAATATCGACATGCATCTTCTACAGATAATTTACGAATTTGAACTAATTCAAGATCGGCAGGTGTAAGGCTAATTTGTTCAAACTGCATATTGCCTTCAAGTACTGCTAAATCACCATCATCACCATTGATCAGAATATCCAACTCATCTCTTAATGCTTGACGTTGTTCCTTTTTGAGATACTTCTCAGTTTTCAATGCTCCTGTGGGTTTAGCACCATTCGACATTAATCGAGTCGTTTTTTCACTGGCCGCTAAACCCACACCGATTGATGAAGCACCATAAGCTATTGGTGACATTCCCAATAAACCAGTGCCAAACAATTTAACGTGCCAAATTTGCTTTTCCGAATATTCCAAGGATTGCCCATTTATTTGAGCTTTGAAAATAGGATTTCCTTGGTCATCTAATTTAAAATCCATTGATCCTGAATTAATGACTTGCAAACTTACAAGTTTTTTTCCTGAATAATCCTTTTTCATGTAAGCATTACCAGCAACCAAATTCAGCATCATTTGCTCTTTGAATTCGATACTTGTCTGATAACGATTCGGTTTATTATTCAAAAGTCTTATGACATCATGATCTTTGACCAGTTCCCGTGTTCCGTCTGAATTTAATCGGTACATTTGTAAAGGTAATGTTGCAACTGACTCAACGAGAATTTTGATACAAGCAAATACAGCACTTAATGTCATTGCACTATCAAATGTCACTGGTTTTGCTGTTTTAAAACTAGAACGGGGACGATCTAAAATAGCCGTCCCCGTTCTTTCTTGCATTGGTCCAGTGCCCCGAACTTTCAGCTTATCGCGATTTGTTTTATCACGAATTTTTGCTTTATCGCGTTTTTTACTCATCGCTTAGCTACCTTAATCATGTCATCCAGCCAATCATCAATATTTCCATCATCTTCACCAGGTATAAGATCAAATACACTTTCATCGTCATAATACATTGCCCTTGAAGCAGCAATGATCATCCCAATTGCCAAGTCAATTTTTTTTCCTGGTGAAATTTTTCGAGGGAAAATACATTCTTTTGCATCTGGGCGTACAACAACATTCAATACACACCACTGCAAGACAGGATCACCATCATGATGCAATCGTCCTTCAGCCAGCAATTGCTCAAGCCAACGCATCGGTTCTGATAAATATTGTGTCGTTTGTGGTACCTCAATGACATTAATCCCTTGGTCCATCAGGTTAGAAGTCAATTGTGCCGCATGGTATGGATCATGTCCCAACTCATAAAATGAATTTTCAATATAAAAGTTTTCAATATCTTGTTGAATACGATCAAAATCAGTGGATGCGCCTGGAGTAACAACTAAATGACCTTGATCACGCCATACGGGATATTCATCTGGTCGCTTTTCACCATTAATTGCCTCCTTTGTATCAACAACTCGCTCATTGATATAGGGCGTTGCAAAGATATGCCAGTGAATCTTGCCATCATGTAAACGTGGTCGTAATCGTCCCCACCCAGCCAAGTCAAGACGACTTGCTAAGTCATAACCTCCAAAACAGACTTGTCCTTTGAATTGAGACTCTGATATTTCTGACTTTGCAGCCTCCCAAATTGAAGGTGCAATCCAGCCATCTACAGCCCCGACCCATTCATTTAAATGTTTCTGTCGTGTGATACCTTCCTGCTTTGGACTTACTTTGACTTTTTCAAAAACAGAATGAAGATATTTTTCAGTTACTGAAATTCCATAGTTTGGATTCGCCTTTGGCCAGACTTTAGGATCTTGCCAATCGTCACCACGATCTAAACAGAACACCATCCCGAAATACTGATCATGAACAGCTTTTCCACGCAAAATATCAACAACAACTTGCCTTTCTTGATAACACTTGGTTGTGGTGTCATCACCAGCAGTGGTAATGGCTAGAATTAATGGCTCTTCACGCGCTGCTACACCATTTGCCACAATGTCATACATATCAGCAGTTTTATGAGCATGAAGCTCATCAATAATGGCTGCATGGACATTCAAACCGTCTTTTGTTCCGCCCCGATCTTGTGAAAGCGCTTTAAGCGTACTGTTTGTTTCAGTCTGATAAACAGAATAAAGCGAATATTCAATACCGAAGTTCGAACGCATTCTCGGTGAAAATTCCACCATTTTTTTTGCATCTTCAAATACGATCTTTGCTTGATCACGCGAAGTCGCAGCGGTATAAACTTCAGCACCCATTTCACCGTCGATAAATGCCAGATACAAGGCAACGGCAGCCAACCAAGTTGATTTTCCATTTTTCTTTGCGACCTCAATATAGACATATAAAAATCGACGTTTATTTTCAGAATCTACCCAGCCGAAAATATTCATCATGCAGAATATTTGCCATGGTTCAAGGATCAACTTATGTCGAGTGCCATCAGGTTTAACCTTGGCCAACTTCCCTTTTACATGTGGACAAGCTTCAACAAATTTACATGCATGGGTAACGCGCTCTAAACTCAGCTCATACTCAAAATCAATATCAGGTTTTGATTTGAATTTTATGTTTTGTAGTAGACTCCGAGTCTCTTCATCGACTTGATCAGATTTAAATCCCGACCTTGCCAAATCTGATAAGAATCGTTTGATTGCAAGTTTTTCTAATTGACCTGCAACGCGCACTCCAGAGCGTACGTCTTGGCAATACTGGAGCGCAATTTTAAAATAATCACGCATATAGAAATCCAATGCATAAAAAAACCACCCGAAGGTGGTAAAAAATTGTCTGGTAGGTTGCGAACCCTACACATTGGGAAAGAATTCAAACCGATGTTTATGGCACATTCGAAAGCCTGGCTACGCTAATATCCCAATATCTATTGGACATTGTTTGAATTCCACCGTATCGCCTACGGATTCAGACAAAACTGATTAAACTGGTTTTAATTCAATATTAATTCTGGCCTCGCGTGATGAATTTGTCGCACCCTCATCAAGACACCATTCAACCATAATAATTTCATAGCGCTTTTCATTGAATACACAACGTTGACCAATCATTGGAACTTGGGTCAATGCTCGATATGCAAATTGATTGACTTCCCCGACAATATAGAAATTAATTGAAAATTTACTCATCATGAATCCTTAACTTGATCTGACAGACATTCCTGAAAACTCATCTTCTTCTGTTGAAGCTGATGCGCCAAGTAAATCAAGTTGCTGTTGTTTATTAACTTTGACATTTGAACGTGCAGCTGGAGTCAATCCAAACTCACGTGCAGTTTTTATAATTAATTCTTGCAACTTGTTTCTGATCTGGAGCCAAGCTGATTGGACTTCAAATTTATTCGGTGTAGTCGCAACCCAAGAATTAATATCCTGTAATTTTTCTTGGACCTCTTCATAGGCAGCCATGTTGTCGCAGTGCAATAAAAATACATCACCATCAACTACACTTAATAAACCTGCCTGTACTAATTTTGGTCCCAGCGTATCCCAATGTTTACGCGCTTTTTTATTCAACCATGTAGGGCATGGTGGCATTCCTAAATCCACTGCGGCATTTGCAACTTGGGCATCTGCATCACGATCATCACGAATGCGACTACCACTGAGCATTTTCTCTTGCAGTGATTTAGAAGGTCGTCCAGCAGACATATAAACCTCCAAAATTTCAAAATGTTTTTTAATATTAGAGGTATACCCCCCTATGGAATTTTGACCACGTAAAAATTTGACGGGGGGGCGGTCTTTTTCAGAGAGCCGTTTTTGACTTTTGACCCCCTATCCCCTATTTTTCTAAAAATCTGTTGATGTCTGAAACAAGAATGTTTGCTTCACCATCTGGAACAAGATAACCCGTTACACCATGTTCATGTTTGACATATGCAAACCATTCGCCATAACTATCTGAACCAGTTTTTGTATTTTTCTTTACACTCACAATATCTGAAGCAAGTACAAATACATTGGAGTTAATTTTCACCAACATAGTTCAAGCTGCTCCCTTTTTAATTATTCTGCAATGAGCATCAACTTCGTCTAATCTTGCAAGTCTAAGGCGTTCATAAATCTCAACTCTATGTTGATGTTCATTGTTCCAAAGTACATGCAAGGAACCTGTTTGAACAACTATACCAAGATCATCAAAGCCTTTGATGTCATCGCGATAGACGACTGGATCACCTAGCAAAAATATCTCTTTGTCCATTTTCAAACCTGCTTCTTGAAATGACTGTAATGTAGACGGTGATTAAACCCATCTGCATCTTCAATCTCGATTAATTTCCCATCCACGTTCAGAACTCTAAAAGAATCATCAAGCTTACAACTCAGTAGCTCTACTGCGTAACCAGTGCAAGCCATAGCAGAATCACCTTCAAAGAATGGATTCACACGACCATGAAGCTCAACTTCTTTCTTGACTGGTCTAACTTGCGGTGACCAACTGCCACGATCTTCTATCTGTGTCTTGCGGTCATGGCATGACTTGCATAGTGATTGCCAATTGTTTTTATCCCAGAATAATTCTTTGTCGCCCTTATGCGGAATGATGTGATCTACAACGGTTGCAACTTCAATATATCCACGCTTCTGATGATCAGCACAAAGCGGATGCTCATCCAAGTGTTGAAGCCGTTCTTTTTCCCATCGCGCGTCATAGCCACGCTGGTGCGCTGTACCACGCTCCCGATCTTTTTTACGAATCTTATTCTGATGATTGTCACAGTAGCCTTGGTTCGTCGCATATTCTTTGCAACTCGATACAAGGCATGGACGTTTAGCACGTTGTGGTGCTTTCTTTCCCATGATGACAAACTCCAGATCAAAAAAAACCACATGAACCTCCGGGAAACATGTGGTATGAAAAGAGTCTTTCGACTCTGGGGAAACTTATAGCGCTGAATAATATTTACAGTTACTCATTGTGGTAAAAACTAACTTAAATTTGTTTCAGTGTCAAATACTAATTTTAATTAGTTTTATTGATGTGAAAAAGAATATTTTCAGTAGCTACATCAAATTCTGTATTTAAATCCAAAAGCACCATGTTAATTGCTTGATTTAAATATCGGTGAATCACCAAATGATTAACTCCAGCAATAAGTGCTCTATTTCTTGCAGACGGTTTGTAATTCGCTGTTACTGCACAAAACTCAACTAAAGCAACATTGATTACTGTCAACACATGATTAGATGCATAATCTATTATTTTATGCTCATACCTTGAAGTAAGCGCTTTACTAAACCTTGAAATATTTTGAGCATTGTTAGCACCAAGACATTTTAAACGAATTAAATTATCTTGAAGCGGTGAGAGATTCGCATAACTCATTGCAAGAAGAACATCCTGTGCAGTTAAAGCTCCATAAGAACCACCACCAATTGATTCGAAATTCGTAGTTTTCGGATTTAATAAACTTAAAATTTTTTCCATGGTTGTCCTCTCCTTAAATGCATGTGAATGATGTGAATGATCGTGTGAATGATTTTAAGAAATGGTTCACATATAAATATAAATAAAAACAATAATTTAAATTACATGTGAATGATGTGAATGATTTTATATATTTTTCTCGCG